TTTCTGGGAATCATAGCCCTAGCGACTGTCCCAGCAGACGCTTACGAAGACTCTAGGGCAGATCTTTCGTAAGGAGATATAAAATGGCTAACACTACTTTTAACGGTCCCGTACGTTCACCAAACGGTTTTCAACAAATTACGACAAATGTCACTACTGGAACTGTAACTCAGCAACAGTTTGAGCTTCAAACTGTTGCAACTTCTGGCATCAACAATGTTGTTGATACAAACGGTTTTTCAGGAACAGCCACTGCTGTAGGAGTTAATAACGCTAGTTTGGGTACTGGTGCTACCATTTTCGGCATTACTCCTAATGCTCATGGCTCTGGAATTCCAGATGCCTCCATCAACACTTTTGTAAATAAGGTTGGCGGCACTATTGTAACCTCCATTCTTATCGACCTTCATGGTGGCTTTGATGGTTCTGCAACGGGTGACAGAATTATTGGTAATGCAACGGATGCAAACGCTTACATTGCAGAGTTGACTAAAGAAGTTAACGGCATCCCTATTCTTCTTGAGTTTGGTTGCGTAGAAGTACCAACTGGTGGCGACCCAGACATTAACGTAGACATTTCTGCTACAGGAACTACGGCTTCTGGTGCTGCGGTTGCTTCAGGCACTCAAATGATGAACAACGGCGACCTTACCTTGGGTTACTACAACTCTGTTGACTCCGCCGCTACTATGGCTGCGTTGTCTAAGAAGTTTGTGTATCTTGTACAAGGTGCTGCAACAAACGCCGCTTATACAGCAGGTAAAATTTGGATTCGTATTACAGGCATGAACGTAGATTTCAACAATGGCTAACAGTTTAGGCAGGGGGGGAAACCTCCCTGCTTTTTACTCATGTAAAAGGATTCAGGCATGGCTGATGCTGTAACAAAAACTACGGTAGAAGATGGCCCTAAAAAAGCGATATTTTATCTCACGAACACTAGTGATGGAACAGGTGAGGGTGCGGTTCTTAAGGTAGATGTTTCTGGTCTTTCTTCCTTACAGGATGGAACGGCTTGCACGGGAGTTCGTATTAAAAAAATTATCTTTACCACTGTTGGTATGAGTGTAAAACTTCTTTGGGACGCTTCCACGGATGTTATTGCAGCGCAACTTCCAGCAGATTATTCTGATACGTTAGATTACTCCGATATGAGTGGTATTCCTAATGTTGCTGCGTCTGGCGGAAATACGGGTGACATTCAACTTACAACAGTAGGGCATTCTAGTGGAGACACATATTCTATCGTTCTTCATTGTATAAAGCAGTACTAAGTAATAGGAATTAGTTATGGCAACTTCTGGTACGGTTGATTTCAACCTGGACATGGCTGAGATAACAGAAGAAGCCTTTGAGAGATGCGGTCTAGAGTTTCGCACAGGATACGATGCCGCAACTTCTAGGCGATCTTTAAACCTTCTTTTTGCTGAATGGTCAAATAGAGGGTTAAATATGTGGACTGTAGAGCAGATCACACAACCCCTTGCTCGGCTATCCTCTTCTTCTTCTGTCGCAACATATCCAATAGGAGCTGTAACTGCTACGGTGGGTGCTTCTACTAATTTAACTGTAGGGGAAACAATTACAGGGGGTACTAGTGGCGTCACGGCTTCTATCATAAGCAAGCCGTCTTCGACGACTATTACGATAACCCTACCGTCTGGATCATTTACTACTGGAGAAGGTATAACAGGATCTAGCAGTTCTGCGGCTACAACTATTAGCGAAAATCCATCTTTGACGGATATACAATCAACTGTTGATATTCTTGAGGCTGTAGTTCGAAGAAGTTCTTCTGATATTGGAATTACTCGTATAAGCAGAAGTGACTATCTAAATACTCCTGATAAAGATACGCAAGGTCGTCCAACACAGTTCTTTGTTGATCGTCAAATAACTCCTACGGTTACTCTTTGGCCTTCTCCTCAGAACTCTACGGATGAACTTATTTACTACAGGGTTCGTAGGATAGAGGATGCAGATGCTGGTGTTAACACTGCTGATTTACCTTTTCGGTTTTTACCTTGTTTGGTCGCTGGACTAGCCTATTACATAGCTCTTAAAAAATCTCCCGATAGAATTGGTCTTCTTAAAGATATTTATGAAGAAGAGTTTCAAAGAGCCGCGTCTGAGGATGGAGAAAGAACAGCTCTTAGACTAGTTCCAAGCTACTCTTCATTGAGTCTAACCTAATGCCCAGATACGCTTCAGGAAAACATGCTTTAGGTATCTCAGATCGTTCTGGAAGAGCCTACCTGTTAAAAAACATGATTAAAGAATGGAATGGATTCTTTGTGGGCAAGGATGAGTTTGAATCAAAACAGCCTCAATTACAGCCTCGTCGAGTCTTGGCGGATCCTCAAGCGCTTAAGAATAGTAGGCCAGATAGGACGGAGCCCCCCGTAGAAGTTTTACTTCCGTTTAATCCTTTTAGGTCTGGCATAAGTGGTTCTGCTACTATTACAGTTAATGAGCCTGGTCATGGTCGTAGCACTGGGGACGTGGTTCGATTTAGAGAAGTCAAAGATTTTGACGGTTTTACAGATTCTGTTATTGAATCTTCTTCTGGATATACAATAACAGTTATTGAAGGCGATTTGCGTACAAACTTTCAATCTATTTTTTACTCCTTCACGGCTAACAGCGGAACAGCCACTACAGGAAATGTTGCAGGGGGTGGTTCTTTTTCTAGTGCCGGTCCTGTTAACATTACGAAATGAGTTTTTGATATGGCATATACATTTACCACACTAAAAACAGCAATTCAGGACTACACACAAAACACGGAAACAACTTTTGTTAATCAGTTGTCTCGTTTTATTCTTAATGCCGAAGAAAGAATTTTAAAGGAATGCCAGTTAGACGTGTTTCGCAAGTCTTCTCAAGGAACAGCTTCTACTGGAAATTCTTACTTGCAAAAACCCACAGATTTTCTGTCCCAGAATTCGTTAAGTGTAATAAATTCTTCTAGCAAAGAGTTTCTTTTATATAAACAGGCGACAATGCTGCAAGATTACACTCCTAACCCTGCAACTACAGGTGTTCCTAAGTACTATGCCGATTGGGACGAATCTACTTTTCTGTTAGCTCCTACGCCAAATGCTAATTTTACGATGGAGTTACATTATTTTTATCGTCCAGACTCTATAACCACGGTTGCCAGCGGAACAACCTGGTTAGGTGATAATGCTGAACTGGCTTTGCTGTATGGAAGTCTTTTAGAGGCCTACACCTTTATGAAAGGTGAGGCTGATGTTCTCCAGATATATAACGGAAGATTCCAAGAATCTCTTCAATGGTTAAAGAACCTTGGTGAGGGTCTTCAGACGAGGGATCAATATCGTTATGATAGGGTTCGAAGGGATGTTGCTTAATGTCTGGTTCAGTTAGTTCAAGTGAACTGGGAAACGCTTTAGTATTCACAAGTAACAATGGGGGTCACTCCCCCGAAGATGTGGCGGAGATGGCTTTAAACAAGATAATGATGGTTTCGGACAGTGCTCCTCCCGTCATACGGGATCAGGCTTATGCTCACAGACAGAGTTTGAAAGAAATATTGATATATTATATGAATAAGATGTGTCAAAGCGAGAGAACGACGATCTGGGCTTTGATGAAACAACAAGGTCATGAAGACATGGCAGAAATAATAAGGAGGCTGTAATGGCTGTAGGAACATCTGGTATTTGCGGTACGTACAAAAAAGAGATAAATGCAGGAATTCATTTTTGGACAACGCACTCTCGTGGAGACGGTAGTTCCATAGCAGCGGATACATTTAAGTTGGCTATGTTTACCAATAGTTCTTCTATTTCTGTAGATACAACAGGGTACACCACAGGTAACGAAGTTAGTGGAACTAACTACACTGCGGGAGGGGCTTCTATTGCAAGTGCTACTATTGGTCTTGGAGATAACAGTAGTGCAGTCCCAACCGCTTTTATTGATATGGCGGACGTAACTTTTTCAACGGCTACTATTAGCAGTGCGCGAGGAGCTTTGATATACAACTTCACTTTAACTAATGCAGGGACGGCTGGGGACACTACTCATGCGGCCAAACCTTCTGTTTGTGTGATTAACTTTGGAGCAGACAAATCATCCAGTGCAGGAGATTTTACGATTACCATGCCAGCAAATGACGCTAACAACGCATTGATTAGGATTGCTTAATGGCTGACAACCCTAATCTTGGCGGATGGGGAAGAAGTGCCTGGAACACAGGTGCGTGGAACACCCCGTTTACTGTTGAGGTCACGGGAGTTTCTGCGGCTACCGCTGTTGGTAGCATACAGGTAGATATAACGGTTCCGGTCACGGGAGTTTCTGCGGCTACTGCTGTAGGTAGTGTGCAGGTAGATATAACGGTTCCGGTCACGGGAGTTTCTGCGGCTACTGCTGTAGGAACAGCAGTTGCAACGGGTTTAGCCAACGTCCCGCTTACAGGTGTTTCTGCTGTTAGTACGGCGGGTAACGTACAGATAGATATAACGGTCCCAGTTACAGGAGTAGAGGCCGCAACCGCTGTAGGACGGGTTCTTATATGGGAAGAAATTAATCCGGGTCAAATAGCTGGATGGAACCCAATAACCTACACACAAGCACCTAATTGGACTAAGATAGCGGCATAGGAATAAAATAATGGCATCATCATATACAACTAGTTTTGGTATTGAGAAGATAGGCTCTGGAGAACAATCTGGAGCTTGGGGAGATACCACTAACCACAACATAGATATTTTAGATCGCATTGCTTCGTATAAAGCAGTTGCTCTTTCTGGAACTACGCACACCCTTACGGTCAGGGAAGCTTCTCCAGGTTCTGGAACTGAAAATCTCCAGGACGGCATGTACCGTGTTATAAAGTTTACGGGGGCTCTTGGAGCGAACAACACGGTTACGGTAGCCCCGAACACAACGGCAGCGTTCTTCATAATCATAAACGCCACGACCGATTCAGGATCTAGCGGACCATATTCCGTAATTCTGACGCAGGGTTCTGGCGCAAACATTACGGTGACTAACGGAAAGTCGGCGGTTGTCTATATGGATGGCGCGGGTTCCGGTGCGGCGGTTGTAAATGCGCTTTCCGACTTGCAGATTGCTACGTTAACCGCTTCTGGAGATATTACGGCTAGCGGAACCTTAAATGCACTGGGTGACACTGCCGCTTCAGACGCCGCAGCCATTGGATACACCTCTGCGGAAGGTCTTATCCTTACGGGGCAAGGTTCTACGAACGACGTTACTATTAAAAACGACGCCGATGCGGATGTTTTAGAGATCCCTACAGGTACAGTTAACGTTACAGTCGCGGGGGATCTTACGTCGGCGGGAACTTTAAATGTTACAGGTGATACCGCTACTGGAGACGATGCCGCTATCGGGTACACTGCTGCGGAAGGTCTTATCCTTACGGGGCAAGGCTCTACGAACGACGTGACCATTAAGAACGACGCAGACGCAGACGTTTTAGAGATACCCACCGGGACTACCAATGTATCGATTGTCGGGTCTGCGACTGTCGCGTCTTTGGAACTGGGCCACGCTTCCGACACCTCGATCACGCGGGTATCCGCTGGGGTCATTGCAGTGGAGGGGACTACGATCCTTGATACTGCTGACATTGGCGTTTCCGTTCAAGCCTACGACGCCGACACTCTAAAAGCAGATGTGGCGGATGAATTAACCGCTGGCTTTAGCGCTGCTGCTCATAGTGCGGGTACAAAGTCTAGCGGCACCTATACACCTGATGTTGACGACGGAAACTTCCAACATGCAATTAATGGTGGCGCACATACATTAGCTGTTCCTGCTAAAAACTGTACGATGGTAATTTTATATAAAAATAATGCAAGTGCAGGAACTATAACTACTTCTGGTTATACTGTTACAGATGGAGATAGTTTAACAACTACAAATGGACATGAGTTCTTTTTCTATATTACAAGAATAAATGATGGTTCAACTACATTTTCAATGCTAACCGTAAAGGCATTACAGTAACATGACTTTTCCACTACCTATAGTTCAAGGTGGTACTACAGTATTTTCTAGCGGAACTGTTGTTACACTTTCTTCTAATACAACTAATTATAATTTAGCTAGTGACCTTACAAATAATTATAGTTGGGATGGGTCTACTGCTATTGATGTTATACTCAATATTAATTCAGGTGTAAACATTAGAGCATCTGTAGCCTCTACACCTGCTATTGCAGCCACATTAGTATCCGGTAGTAATCTAACTATAAATAACTCAGGAACTATAGCTGCTCATGGTGGAGCACTAGGTGCTGGTGGTGGTGCTAATGCGGCTGGTGCCGCGGGTGCGGCTGGTGGTAACGCTATAGAATTGAGTAATCTAACTGGAATAATTAATAATGCTTCAGGAGCTAATATTGCTGGAGGGGGTGGTGGCGGCGGAGGAGGCGGCGGTGGTCGAGGAGGGGGAAGTCAAGATGCCGAAAGTGGCGTATGTAGTGGTCAATCAAATTTTACTGGTGGTAACGGTGGGATAGGAGCGAGTTCTGATACTCCTGCTACCAATGCACCGACAAATGGTTCTTCGGGTGGTTCGGGAGGTGGTACGGGCGGTACGGGCGGTGCTGGTGGCGGTTGGGGGGCTACAGGATCGGCGGGTGCGGCGGGTGTTGCATCGAACCCGGCGGCTTGTAAAAATAATGCAGCAGGTGGTGCTGGAGGAGCGGCGGGTAAAGCGATTAATGTTGGTTCAGGTGCGACTAATACGTTTAATAATTCTGGAAATGTTTTTGGAGCTACATCTTAGCTATGTCTGAACTAGCAGTTATTAAGTTACATTCTAAAGCTTTATATAACTTCTTTAGAGTTTTAGAATATCCAGAATGGTACAAGTTTTTATTATATTTTTTAGGTAGAACACCATCGGAGCCTCTTGATAGGACAGGAACTTTAAAAAATTTATATAAGGTTGATCCTAAATATAAACTTAAAATACCAACAGAAATAGAAGAAGTAAACTTAATTAACTGTATTGAAGATAAAATCAGCACAATTAATTCTTTATCTAATAATAAATATATTGATGTTTTTCTTTCAGGTGGTTTTGATTCTGCAACAATGTACGCAGGATTTTTACAGAATTGTGACAAAAATAAAATTAGAGCGGTATTTACTTTTGACGAAGATACAAAAAATAGAAAGTCTTTAAATCAATTCAATCCTGCTTTGTATAAATTTATAGTTGATAATAATCATAATTATAGATTGCTTAATAACACTGATCTTCATCCAGAAGATTCTGTATCAATTATAGGTCATCCTGGTAATATATTATCAAACGGTACAGTTCATAATGATAGTTATTATCATGGTTTAATAACAGACAAATGGCCTGATATTTTAAATGATGTATATAAAAATAAGTCTTGGCAAGAATTAATAAAAGATATTGCAGACGGAATATCAGAGTGTGATAGTGAAATAGTAGTTGAAGAATTAACTGATTTTATTGAAGCGGCACCAATAAATATTAAGAATGATCCGTTAAAAATTTTATGGTGGATTAAATTTAATTTTGCATATCCGGATAAAGTTATCGGACCTTGGTATTTAATGAACAAAATTTCAGTTGATAGAGCAGATAATGTTTTTTCTTTTTATCATAGTGATCAGTTTCAAAAATACATGATGCATACTTGTTTAGAACAGGGAAAATATATTAAGCCAGAACATGGTCGTAATACAGAAATGATTAAGTATATGTTATCTTTTTATAAAGATCAATCTCTTATTGACTACTCTAATCAACTACCTCATCAAAAGGGCGAAGTTCATAAAGGTCAAAGTCGAGGAATTATTAGATTAAATAATGGTAAAGTTTTATCTAAAGAAACTTTTTTAGATAACTATAATTCAATTAAAGAAATATTTTTTCAATAGGAGGTAGAGATGCCAAGAGGTTTAGTACGAGCAGGTTTAAAAAGAGGTCGCAAAATAGATGTTATTTTTAAATAATCGTAGTTACATTCCAAAACAAAATAGTTTGTACTACTACGAAGTAGATACCTCAGGAAACGAATATAAAATACCTAAAAATAGTTCAGCATGGATTATAAATAAAGAAAGTGTATCAGTCAAAAATTGGGGCGTATGTTTTGGTAAAGTTATTATTACTATATACGGGTATACACCACCAAATAGAACTACTCAAATTAATTTAAAAACTTATCTACCATATATTAATGGATGCAGTACTAACAATATTTTACCTCCAATTCGATCTGGTGATCCTTGTATGCAACTATTAAAGATACCCGCTGGATGTTCAGAGCAAAAACATCACATTCATTCGACAGATAGAGTGGTATATGTTTTATCAGGAAGCGGTACAGCAGTTTCAGGTGTGGGTTCTAATATAGAGAAACATAAATTAGTTGAAGGAGAGACTTTAATCTTAGATGCTATGGAGCCACATCATTTTGAAACAGATGATCAAGATTTAATTGTTGTTCCAATGCACATATGGTCTAGTACTAATGACGAGTTTAACCATCCTATGATGTTAGGAACTCATGCAGTTTAGAGTAATAGTGCAACTTCATCAATTGGAAGAAAGTTTTACAGAATGAGTCTAGTATTAAAAAAAAGGGACAATCCTTTACCGGGAAGTGACAATTCACCTTCTGATATTGGTTTAAAAGTTATGGTTCCTAATGAAGCTAAGACAGCTTTTGAAGAACAGTGGAAAGATTTAGCGACTGTTAAAAAAGTTGTGTTAGAAAGATTTGATGATCAATATGTAAGAAATATAAACTGGTATTTTCCAGAGCCTAAGAGTATGACACAAGTTGAACAGTTTCTTCGATCAGAAATAACTAAAGATCAAGCGACTACTATTTTAGGAGATACAGTAGAAGATAAAGCCACTGACGCATTGGATCAGTTTAAAAAAAATGCATCTAGATTATTTGTTGAAGACTTATATAAAACTAAAAGACAAGAAATTTTAAATGCTTCTGATCCGCAAACTTGTGTAGACATATTAAATGATCAAGATATATTTATTAATCCTACACCTGAAAAAGAATGTGTAGAATGTTCAATTCTTTTACATACTGCTATAGGTGTAGGACAAATTAGAAATGTGTTTAATTATTTAGATATTGATTGTAGCATTAAAGTTTTAGATAAATTTACAAGTATATTTAATTTTGAAAATACATCTTCAGTAGATAAGTCAACAGATATATTAGGTGATAAACTTATTATTGCTCGTCCAGATTTTTTAAGAGTTGGATCAGGAGAATATAAAAAAACAACACTAGATTTAATCGGAGAAGCTATTCATTGTCTTTGGACTCCAAATGATAGAACAAATACTTTAACAAGTAACTTAAAATTAGAAGCAAGTCCTATACCTGATGCAACAGGATTTACAAAATCCTTTGCAGAAGTAGCAGATGAAAAAGGTGTAGAGCTTTGGAATGAAGATAAAGAATTAAAAGTATATTGGAGCGGAGGAATAGATAGTACAGTAGCTCTGGTAAGTTTACTAAAAAGTAAACCTTCTGATTGGCATGATAAATTAAAAATTATCTATACTTTAAATTCTATTGAAGAGTATCCTTTATTTTGGAATAATTATATTAAAGATAAAATTCAAACAGAAGAAGTCTTAATGACAGAGAGAGATGCTAATAAATATTATATGGATAAACCTTTTTATTCTCCAGTTATAAGACATATTTCGGATAATTTAAATAAAGGTTTAACAATTACAGGAGAATGTGGTGATCAACTTTTTGGATCATCAGGATTTATAGCTCATCCTGAAGTATTAAAAATGACAGTAGATGAGTTTATTAAAAATAAATATCCTAATGATATTGAGGATATCAAATTGTTTAATTCTAAATGTCCATATACAATATCGTCTATTAAAGATTTATTTTGGTGGTGGAATTTTAATTTAAAATGGGAAGAAGTATCTTATCGTTCATTAGCTATGGTTAAAAATAGTAATAATATTAACAATGTTCGTCATTTCTTTAGAACAGATAATTTTCAAAAGTGGTCTGTAATGAATCCTGATAAAAAACTTAAAGATACATTGAAAAGCTATAAGTTTACGGCAAAAGATTATATATATGATTATACATCTGATGAAGATTATAGAGACAATAAACTAAAAATTGGTTCACTTAAAGTGAGATGGGGTCATTCTTTAGGAACGGATAATAAAAATAATATTATTTACGCAGGAGATACTTCTACTAATACTGATCTACTTAAAGATAAATATGGAGATTCTTTACAAAAGTTTATTAACTAATATAAAGCTGGTGAATCCCCAAGCATACTATTCGCATCAGGACAAACAAGGGCACGGTAAAGTACAATGGTTGATCCTGTCACAGTAGGCGTGGCGATAGGAGCCGCTAAGCTGGCGGTCAAGGCTTGCTCAGATATCAAGGGCATCTCCGAAAGCCTTGAAACTTTATTTAATGCTGCCGATAATAAAAAGAAAAAGCCCAGCACTGAAATGCAAAAGGCTTTAAGAGAACGAATTGGTGAAGATGGTGACATCGATGAAACATCAATCGCAAACGTTGCTAATGATGTTCTGGAGCAAAAGAAGAACGAATTAAATTTAGTGCTGCTTGGAAAAGAGATCGATAAAAAATTTGGCTTTGGTAGTTGGGATGAAATTTTAGTTGAGAGAGAAAAGCGCCAAAAGCAAAAGCTCATCGACGAAAGCAAGGCTGCGATTGCCGCT